TGACGACGCCGCCCGAGAACCCGCCCGAGAGACCGCCGGTGCCGCGCGAGACGTTCGAGGTCAGCCACGACTCGAATCCGGCCGACTGCGACGCGGTCGTGCTGCTGCCGGCCACCGACGGCTTGTTCGACAGCATCTGCTTCTCGACGTCACGCTTGAGCTCGAGGCCCTTGAGCAGAACCTGGTACTCCATCTCGCTGTCGCGGCCCGCCTTGTCCACCGCCTCGAGCGTGCCGGTGACCTGGGCGACCTTGTCGGAGATCTGTGTGCGGTTGCCGACGCGGATCGCCGGCGTGACCTGGGTGTTGGTCGCATCGTCGCCCTCGATACGGGCGTTGTCGTCGCGCGCGGCGGCGAGGTTCTGGATCTGCCACTCGTGATATTTCGCGCTCGCCTTGGACCGGCCGATGTTGGAGGTGAACGGCACGTCGGTCGGGTCGATGCGATAGATCACGTCGGACAGGTCTTCGCGCAGCCCCGCGGCCGCGTAAGTGTCGTAGGTGTTGGTCGGCTGTGCCATGTGCGCTGTTCTCCTAGTTGCGGAGAAGCCCGACCGCGTCCTCGATGCGGCCCGACCTCTCCAGGCGTTTCAGTTTCTGGGCCCGCTCCTCGGCGGCCCGTTCCGCCTTCGTGCCCGCCGTGCCGGGTCGCTCGACCCTGGGCACGGGCCGCGCCAGCGCCTCGGCCTTCGCCTTCTGCGCACGGTCGTACAGCATGGCCTTCTCGAGAACCAGAAGGTTCAGGTGCGAGAGGTTGCCGTCGTACTGCGCCGGCGAATAGCCGATCGACAGCGCATAGTCGCGAAGCTCGCGGTTGAATCGGGCGCGTGCGTCCCGGTCCTTGAGCTCCGGCCGCTTGTCGAGAAGCGCCGCGATCTCGCGCCGGGCGAGATCGCGGATCGCGGCGGCCTCTTCCTGTGCCGCTTCCTGCGACAATCGGCTTTGTTCGCGCTGCGCGAATTGCAGCGCGTCCTGCTTGGCGCGCCAGAGCGCGTAGCGGGCCGGATCGCTCTCCGCGAGCGCCACGACGTCGGCGGGCGTGCGGACGTCGGCGAACTCGATCCCGATCTGCTGCTCGAGCGCGGGCATGATGGCGGCGATCTGCTGTTGGAGCCGCCGCCGCTCGGTCTCATAGGCGGCGCGCTCGGCCTCAGCGGCCTTGCGCGTCTCTGCCGCGCCTCTCATCGCCTCGTTGATCGCGCGTTCGCGGTCGCGCTCCCGCCCGGCCACCACGGCCTGGATCTCGCGGGGCAAACGTTTGAACGCCTCTTTCTCCGAGGCCCGCCAGGACGCGGGCGGCGCAATGGCCGGCTCATCCGGTTCGCCCCCGTCCGCATCCTCGTTCCCGTCGCTGGGCGCCGCGGCATCGTCGCCGGGCGCTGCGGCGTCGGCCTCATCGGCCGGTTGTCCTAGTACCGCCGCGGCCGTCGAAACGGGCGCGCCCTCGCCTGCATCTGCAGCGGGTGCGGCAGCATCCTCCATGATCGTGAGGAGTCCGCGCGCCGCCTCGAGGGTGAGCGGTGCCGTTCCCGCCGGCGGCGGATTGTCGATCTGTCCTTCCATGTCTTTGGCCTTCATTTGCGGGCGAAGCGGCCCGCGCGCCCGGCAGCGTCACATTTTCTGCTGCCGCCCCCGCCGTGATTTTGACCGTGATGCTGCGCCCCTCGCGCATGCGTGGCCGCTGGGCATCCGTTCTCGCGGGTGCTGTCCCGAATATTCGTGTGCGCCGAATCGCGGATGAGCCGGGTCGTCCCGGTTCACACGATCCCCAGCAGCCGCTTCCGTTCCCCCAGCCGCGCGATATCGGCGAGCTGACGCCCGGCGATCCTGCGGTTGGCCGCGATGGCGCGCAGATGCGATTCCACCTTCCCGACGATCTGCACCGCCTGCCACAGGCGCTCGCGCGCTTCGGCGTCGCGCGCCGGCGTATTCTTCCAGGCCTTCACGTACTCGGCCTCCAGCGTCGCAAAGGCACTGCCCAGCAGGGTCAGCGCGTTCTCGGCCTCCATCGCGGCCGCGATCTCGTCGCGCAGCTTTCCTTCTTCATCGGTCATGCAGCCCCCCTCGTTGCGGCCTCGCACCGCAATCCCCTTCACGTCTTCCCAGTTCGATCCGATGTCATCCGACGACGCCGCCGGGGCGCACGCCGGGCTTCGTCAGCGCGACCTCGGCCTCGAGCGCGGCGATGCGCTGCTTCACCTCGGCGCCGAGCCGCGCCTTGTAGAGCGCGACCTCGGCGTCGAGGTCGGCCCGGTATTTCGCGAGTTGCGCATCGAGAGCCGCCTTCTCGCGTTCGAGCTCGAGCTTCTGCGCGGCCGCGGCGTGGCGCGGATCCGGGGCCGGCGGCGATGCGCCGTCACCTTCGGCCGGCGCGGTGAAGAAGGCATCGGCGGTGCGGAACCCGGCATTCTCGACGAGCCTTCGCAGCGTATTGTAGACGTTCGCCAGCGTGACCAGCGGGCCACTCGGCCCGCCCTGCATCTCGATCGCACGTACCTGCATCGCCAGGATCTGGCTCAGATAGGCTTGGATCTGATCGCGCGTCCCGGTACCGAGGCCGACCAGCACGGTCATGTCCTTGCGCGTCTTCCACTGCCGGGGATCGACCGTGACCCACGCATTGCGTAGCTTCACGGTACGTGCGCCGACGCCATGCTTGAGGACGAGGGCATGGATGCCGAGGAACAGGTCCTTGATGCCCGTCTCGGCAAAGGTGCGAGCTATCAGGCGGATGCGCTGCTGCGCCGCGCTCGCCAGGATGTTCGCGCCCGTCGCCGTCGCGTTGTACGGGTTGAGCGCATTGGCGTCGGGACCGACCGCAAAGCGCTGCACCCCGGTACGGACCTCGCGCGTCGCATCCATGTACTCCAGCACCGGAAATACGTGCGGACCGATCGGATTGCTCGGGATCGGCGTCAATCCGCCCGGCATGCGCGTCCGCACGATACCGCCCGGCCGGTTGGTCAGCAGGTCGTCGAGTGTATAGTCGGATGCGTGCGTTTCGGCGACCTCCAGCCGCTGGTTGTTGGCGAAATAGGCGTTGTCGAGCAGCGCGCGCAGCAGCGCCGTCTTGATCCGCTGCACGTCGACGACGAGATCGGCGAGGGATCGTCCCCAGAACCGGTGGCTCATCAGGATCGGCGTGATGCCGGCGAACGGCATGCGATCGTACGGCACGTTGTCGAGGATCTCGTCGCCCGGCCCGGCGGTCGTGATCTTGCGCAGCTCGGCGATGCCGTCGCCATCCCAGTCGACGCGGATGTAATGCTCGGTCACCGCGATCAGGCGCATCGCCGCGTTCGCGACCGCCTCGCCCTGGGAGTCGTCGTCGCCCACGGTGGCGCGCGCGGCGGCCTCGTCGCCGGCCGACGCGGTCCCGCTCGGCAGCCGCTCGATCACCTCGCGCGGGTAGCCGGCCGCGATCAGTTCCGACACTGTCCGCTTCACGACATGCGCGCAATAGGGCGCGTCGGCGATCGAGCGCGCGCGGGCGGAGATCAGGAACTCTTCCGGCGGCACCGCCATGACGCGCACGCGCCCGTGGGACCGGCCGCGGATGACGACGACGTCGTGCAGCTTCGTCGTCGGCCGCGCCTCGCCCGCCTGGTCGGCCGGCGGCACCTCGCGCGCGGTATACGCAACGATCTCGACCAGGCCGCGGCTCGCCTCCAGCGCGATCGCAGCGAAGGCGTCGTCGGTCAGGTCGGTATAGGTTTCGCGCTCCCCGTCCCGACCCTCCTCCCACCAGAACTTCACGATGCCGTTCTTCTGGATGAGGGCGTCCTTGATCATTCCGTGCAGGACGACGAACCCGTCGTTCTCGTGGAAGAAGATGTGGTTGACGTAGTCGGTCTCCTGCTGCGCGGCGGCCTCGTCCTCCGGCCCCATAGGGGCAAAGCGTACGATCTCGTCCGAGCCCGTGAAGATGTCCATCAGCGACGGCATGATGCCGTCGACCGTGTCGGCGACGTCGGTCGACACGGCGCGCGATCGTCCCTCGGCCGCCGGCATGTCGGCGTCCATGTCGCCGAGGTAGTAGTCCATCGCACGGGCGCGCTCTGCGGCGAGCTCGGCCCCCGCCATGCCGCCCAGCGCCGCGGCGCGCTCGGCCGCGAGCACTGCCTTGAGCTCGGTCTCGTCCATCGGAAGCACCTTCTCGTTTGCAATGTGAGGCCGCGCCCCATACGGCGCGGGCGACGGGATGTGGTCACAAGAGCGGCTTCGCCTTGAGCGTGTCAAAGGGTGAGCCTGTCGAAGGATGAGATCAGCTGCGGCGCTGACAAGAGACAAAGCCTCATCCTTCGACAAACTCAGGATGAGGCTTCGATAAATTCAGGATGACGCTTCGACAGGCTCGTTCCTCGACAAGCTCAAGATGACGCGTAAACGACTGGACACGGTCACAGAAGCGGCCTCGTCCTGAGCCTGTCGAAGGACGAGGCCGGTCACCGGCGCCGACAAGGGGGAAGCCTCAGTTCTTTTTGCAGCATCGAAGCCTCATCCTTCGACGGGCTCAGGATGAGGCTTCGCTCCCTCAGGCCACGCCGCTTGGTGGATAATGGAGCCGGCGTCCGAAGCCCTGCGCCGTCGCCGCCGGCTTGCCGTATTCACGCATCATCAGCGCATAGCGCGTCGCACAGAGCAGGTCGTCGTTGACCTTCACGACCAAACCGTCCTTGCGGTGGTAGACGCGAAACTCCCGGAACCAGTCCTCGAGCCCGCGAAACACCTTGAGACGGCCGGACTGCATGCGCTGGAGCATCTCCATCAACCCGGCCTCCACGCTGGTGCCGCCTCCCTTCCCGTCGGGCGTCGTCGCGAACTGCGCATGCATGGGCAGAAGGTTGAGTCCCGCGCTGCGATAGAGTTCGGCGAGCGGCGCGCCGGAGCCCTTCTCGTGCTGCAGGCCGTCATGCGGCCACGCCCAGGGCAGCCAAGCGCCCCAGGATTTCAGCCGTTCGGCATGCACGACAGGCGTCGTCTGCGTCGCCTTGTAGACGTCGGTCACGTAGAGACAGTCGGCGTCGCGGTCCCAGGCAAGGCGCACGGCCGCAAAGGGATGGTCCCAGCCGAAATCCATGCCGCCGATCTGCGACCAGTGCGGCGGAATCGCGAACGGATCGACCGTGATGGCCTCCTCGTGCACCGGAAAGACGCGACCCGCACCCAGCATCGGCACGCCCTTGGTGCGCGCGTCGCGCTCGAACGCCGGATAGCTCGCGATGATGCGGGCGCGCATCTCCGGGGAGAAATGCGCCGCCTCGTCGATCGTCATCTGCGTCATGTGGCGGTCGGGCGCGCGCTCCTGCATGAAGCGGCCGACCACGTGCGTCATGCCGAGCAGCGGCGTGCAGGTGAGATACACGCAGCCGCCCGTCGCATTCGTCCGCGTCAATCCTTCGAGATAGATGTCGGGCGGCGGTTCCTCGTCGAACCAGACCAGATCCAGCGTTTCCCCCTGCCACTTGTCGCGCCCCTTTTCGTAGGCCTTGAAGGCGAGGATCGAGTAGCCGCCGCTCACGTGCCGGACACGGACCGTATCGGCGAGATCGCGGATCGCCGGCGCGCGCGAAACTTCACCGAGTGTCTTGTGCGGAATGGCACCGGTGCCCCACTCGCCCGGCCGCCCCAGCAGCAGGCGCTGCGGATTGTCGCGCGTGCTTTCACCCGTGATGCCCGCCGCCCAGGCGACGATCGGCCGGGTCCAGCGCCGGCCATCCCACCAGTCCGGATAGCGACCGGTAAGATGGATCGCCATCTCGAACGAACCGGCGAGCGTCTTGCCGACTTGATTGCCTGCCAGGAACAGACGCTCACGATGGCGCAGCCCCGCCGCATGAAACGCCTTCTGCTTCGGGTACGGTGCATAGCGGCTCAGCCGGTCGTGACGTTCGCGCGTCGTCAGGACATGGCGGATCCTGGTGTCGACCGCCTTCATTTCGGGCGTCGAGACATGCGCCAAGCAGTTCAAGCATGGCGTGGAATCGTTCATCGCTGATTCCTTCCGTCACGTCATGTGGCGCGAATTCCTTGGGCAGGAGCGACAGAACGGCACGGACGTAGCCGGCCGGATCCTTGGCGCGAAGCGCGGCGACGACCTCATGTCCGTGCTCGCGGAAATCGTGTGCAAGCACGGACATGGCCGAATCGGACAGACTCGCGCGGGCGAGACTCGCCGGCTGCGTCGACGGCCGCTCGCGTGGCGGCCTCGGCGCCGGCGTGCTGGCCGCATCATCCGCCGCGGCATCGGCCACCCCGTCGGTAGCATTCGGAATCGGCACGACGTTCGTCGCCGCACCGGCGCTCTGCTGGCGTGGTTGGCTGCGCATGACGGTTTTTCCCTGGAATGGCGCGAAGCGAAGCCCCGCGAATCAAAACGCCCGCCGGTCGCAAGAACCGCGCGGGCGCATTTATCCGGCCCCAATTCAACGAAAAGCCATCGGACGCGTCAACCCGGTTTCTGCAACCGGCGGCAGATTTCTCGCAACGTGCTGACACGACGCGCCGAGATTCGCACCCGACGCACCGCATGCGGCCGATCGAAGCATCGGCGGGCGCGTCGACTCGTATCATGCCGACGCAACGAGCAAAG